ATGCGATCTAAAGCCGCATCATAGATTGCTTTTTGAAGAGCCTGTTGCTTGCCTTGATTCGTTAATTTAGACCCTTTCAAACTTTCTTGAGCCATTGGCTCTGAATATTTTGCCTCAGTTCCTCTGATTTGATTCATGAACTCACGCATAACCTCTTCTTGTTTGATCTTGGTTGGCTCGCGCTCCATCTGATAGCCCTTCAGAACGTTAGCCAGCAAATCAGAAATTATAGGCTTCTGAGCAGGTATAGCGGCATAATTAATCCAGTTATTGACTGCCATTTGATATTACCCCCAAATCTTATTGCCAAATAATGACAAAGGATTGCTCGCCACGCCACTAGCCCCACCTAGCAATTGAGCCAGTTGCTGAAACAATGCCTGTTTATTACTGTTTTGCTGATTCTGACCCTGGAAAGCCGACCCAGCCTGTTGATTAAGCGCCCCAGTTAGCATGTCTGCCAAGCTACCGGAAGCCTCGAATCCTTTATTAGCAAAACCTTGCTCGCCCTCTGTTCCAGATTTATTAATGCCTAATACGTTGTTTAAGTATTGCTGCATGTCGCCGGATAGAAGCTGGTCGGCTTGTTCGCCATATTGTTGTTGATGATAACCTGTCCCAGCTAAGCCACCCGCAGCAGCAGCTGCACCCATACCTTTTTGAAGCTCCCCGCTCTTAAACTTGTAAGCATCAGAAGGCTTGTAACCAGATTGAATCTCAGCCAAAAAACCTTGGGGATCGCTCATCATGCGCTTGAATTGCTCGCTGAGCATGCCAGTAGCATCTTTACCCTGTTGAATATAAGGGTCATAAGCGCCATGACCAACGCCAGGGATTTGATCTAAATAAGGCTTTGCCGCATTAGCCGGATTTTTTCCGCCATGAAATAATTCTGATAACCAAGACATAATTTTCTCCTAAACTAATGAACGACTCAAAAGCCCTATGTAATTAAGAATTCATCGCCGCCAACCGTACTTCCCAATGTCTCAATAGTACCAGTTGGCGCAGGTAACAACGATGTTTTCACCTGAAGCTTTCCAAGTGTTGTGTTAAACCAAATTGTTCCTACCGGCATACCGGTCTGGTTAATGCCATTAACAGCCAAACCATTGGGAACCGAGCCAGATGCTGTGTTAATTTGCGTTGTAGGCAATGCCGGAACAGTCCAGCCATTGTCGCTCAATGCCCCCTGCATAGCCTGATTCAAGCTTGACTCATACAGCTGCATCGACGGCGTTAAGTAACCGTCGTCTTGAACAAATTTTATATTAATGAAGCCAGGTATAATCATTGTCTAACCTCGATCACGCCGTTCTTTATCAACACTCTTCCTTGGTTCCAGAATCTTAATTGAAGCGTTATTTGGTTACATGCCCCCAATCGATTAAACCGAGGCTGACACCTGAAATCAGCGGTATTATGCAAATAATAAGGAACCGCATTACTAAAGGTAACCCCGCCGTTCTTCGACATCGTGACGTCAATGCGTGGCCTTCCAGCATTGCCGCTCACGCAGTAACCGTCTTCCATCAATAATGGCGCATCATCCTCGTCGTAAATGATTTGTCCGTTCTCGTTCAGAATGTAGCCGTAACACTGGTCTATGCCGCTTACGTTCTCAGTGGTACCTGACTCAAGGACGAAGGTGAATAAATCAACCAGGAACTTCTCAGGGCGCTCCAAGCGGTATGTATCGCATATCCTCACCCGTGGGATAGTATGAACATCCAAGTCAGTGGTTGTTGTGTACGTCGTTAGGTCTGAATTCATCAAATAAAGCTTGGCGTCATTCAAGCTGATGAAATACGTTTCGGTGTTAAAATAAGCCACGTCACGAGCAGGATGGAAGTCAAAATTCCAATCTGTTAAGTCATAAAATTTCTGCGTCGTGAAATCATAGATGATGGTGGCATTATCCGCCGCGTTGAAAAATGTTAACTGGTAGAACAGGTGCCCGTCTTGTCGATAGAAGAATGCCGTCGATTGCTCTGGAAATTGAATTTTGGCCAAGAAAAAATCAATCCCATCGGATGATATTCTGGTTGCAGCACTGCCGTTGCTCACCATGATACTTGGGGCATTTCTTTCATTGATTCCAAGCCAACAAACAAATTCATCGCTACTGGCAATGGTTGAAATTGAAGCGCACCCATAATCTATGTTTACGGACGTTTGGCGCTGGTAGATGGTTGTGCTTGCGACTTGAGTCCATATTTCGGCAACCGATGAACCGAACACCATAAGATTGTTTCCGGCACTTGGTATTCTTATCGCTGCAATCGCGAAATCAGGCTTTGTTTGTAACGTAAGGGCTTGTTGATAAGTTAACGAGAATTCAGTTGTTGCATCATCTGCATCATAAGCCGATTGATAAACATACCATTGGCTGCCGCTCGGCGTTTTGTCGCCATTACCAAATATGAAATAAGTATTTTGATAGGTGACATAATTTCGTTTAAAAGAAAATATTGGCTGAATAGTTGGCGTCTGAGGATACCCGGCCAAACCAAAGTTCCCTGTGTTCCAATTGTATATGTATAAAGTTTCAGTTCCGTTCACAAAGACTATTTGTGAGCTTAAATTCTCATCGATAAAAACTTCAGCCGTCCCTTCGAGTGGCAAAGCTTCATTAATCAGCACAGCTGACGTTGAAGTTACCGTATCGAATCGAAAGACTGCAGTTCCCACAACAACAAGAATGAAACCGCCTCGAACACTATGAAAGAGTGCCCTACCACTGGCGTTCCCGTCTAATAATGAGGTAACTGCTTCATATCCGGCAAAGTTAACGAGGAAGTCATCGGAAATAAAAAGATTGAAAGTCCTTTCTGTCGAAATAAAATTGTATCGACCGTAAGTGGAGCTACCAACGATCTTGACTGGGACCTCTTGGGAGTTAGGCGTTAACGTCATGTTCGGGTCCCTATTATTATTAATATATCTTTAAGATCTTAAACCTTGTAACTACTATTAGCTAAGCATAATCAGTGGATTCTCGCATCTTCATCAATTGCTTCAATCACCTGCGCGAGACAAACCCTGTGCGCTATTCCGGTATATCCAGTGCGCACATTGTGAATAACTTTCGATCACAATTACTGTTAAATTCATCCACAATAATCCAGGCAATCAACCAACCAACTGCCAACAGGTATTACATAGGTACCCACCCGCCGCTCAGGTTCACTATTGCATAATTAATGGCCGATCCGCTTGTTAATGTGCTAAGTTTCTGCTGCTTTAAATCATACGTATTAGACTTAGCATTGATGATCGTATAGTAATTGGCAAGCTGCTCAGATACTAAAGGCGGGGCGTTGTAGCCGTATTCTTTGCACAACCTGACCGCTAACTCATACTTCAGAAAGTTGGTATAGAACGCCTCGTAGGTCAAACTAAGATTCTGGAATTGAGTTACCGTGCTAAGCCTGAATTGGCCCCAAATCTCCAAAGGAAACTCTTGGCTCGGCAAGAAATATAAGAATAAATTTGAACCATTTAAGCACCGTTCTGTATGCCAATTGAACGGCAAACTTTCAATGTTCGTAGCTCGGAACGAGCCAAAGTAGTCTTTTCGTTGCTGGTTGCGTGTTTGGTATCTTATGGTGTCAATGTAAAACGTGAATGTTTCTGCGTAAATCAAATTCGGAATAAAATACATCTGCTGACCGATGACCGCACTAAAGTTATAAACTGATGTGTACGGGACAAGACTTGAGTCGATGTCTTTATCAGTGATCAACTCATTCAGGAATCGCAGCCCATCGCTGAGCTGCTGTCCTGTGGGTGTCTCAAACTCACGGCTTACAATGTTAGATACATAGTACGCGTCGCTAATTAATTGGTTCGCCGTTAAAGTCATAAGTCACCCCTTAGTTATTACAAGTAGTCAGTGTAGCCCGCTGTAGAAAGGCTCAGCGTGTCGCCAGCTGCCACTTTGTATTGAATGGTAGGTACGCCTGAGTTCAAGCGAGCAGGAACAGTTGCCATACCTACTTGAGCCGCAGCTACGCCAGTACCGAACTGAACGATACCGTTTGTTGCAGACGAACCATAAGGCAGGAAGTGAGCAAGTTCGCCCGCGCCATCTGGTGTGAATGTAACTAAAAAGATAACATTCGTTGCGATTGGAGGCACAGACGTTGCAAGGTCGACTGCCGCGTATGTTTGTGAAGCTCCACCAGCGAGCTCTGAGATACCAACGTCGTAATACATGTCTTTAACTTGGTTGTCGCCAAACTGCCAAAACAACAGAAAATGTACAGAGCCATCGGTTAATACTGCGCCGATACGTCGATACATGTCGTAGCCAACAGGAATGCTTGGTGCTGTGAAACTTGTGGAAATCACCGCGCCTGCTGTGTTGTTTTGTGTGCTGTCGCCAACGGCATAAACGGCATACATGGTGCTTGCTGCTAATGCTCCTTGGTCGATTCCGTTGATATAGCCGCTTACAGCTGAATCAATTGTAACTCCAGCATCCAAGATGATGTCGTTAACATTGGTGCTATTTCGGGCTGCGCCTGATGCTACTGTCAACGTGGTGTTGCTTGCCCAAGCTAATTGTAGATCGTCTACATATAGATTAGGGGCATTTACGATTGGGGTTGATACTGACATGATACTTTACTCCTCAAGAGTTTGATTTCAGGCCCTAACTTCGGGCAAAACCTGATGCTTCTTTATCATCTTTTCTTTTAAATTGAGCCCAAGATACGATCTAAAAAGGGCCCAAACAAGATCAAAAACTATACTTATAGAGGGAAGATCACGCTCATGGCATTATCTGCGACCTGTGTTTTTCCCCAGATGATATCGTGCACAGTTCCTTGTTGATTCTGGCCAAACAGAGCACCAGTATACATCCGCAGGCTAGCACCAGACTCTTCATCAGTTACAACAGAAGTTGCAAACGGGTCTTGGTCAGGTAACGGAGGAATCGCTGTATAGAACTGGTTACCAGATTGAATCATACCCGCTCTGTGTGACGGCAAGAATTTAACTTGCATGCCAGCAACGATTGGATTGTTGATGTTTTGATTCTTTCCAGAAGCTGCTTGCAAAGGAGGGTCGATGCTAACAGTAACTTGACTTCCGCCTGTAGACGTAGCATCAGCAGTAACCTTAAATTGAACAGGTGTAGCTGAAACAGCATGCCCGATGAACGTTAGAAAGCGCATGTTAGGCTTGCCAGACACATTGTCTTGGAACTGTCCTTTGTCATACTGAAGAACCGCAGCAGGGTCACTTGCAGCGCTAGAGCCACTGAAAGTAATCGTGATGACACCGCCATCACTGTTCTGTGTAGTGCTTACAACAGTCAATGTGGTTTGAGCAATCCCGTTGCTACCAGCAATATGAATTGGCAACAGATTTGATTCGTACCATGCGCATTGACTGAAGTCACCCAATTCCCAAGAGTTAGCAATCTCGTTATTTCGGTTCATAGCGAACTGATTCAAACCAGTGTTAACGATTCCAGGAATCGCGATGTCAGACAGGTAACCACGAGTCATGTCACGAGCCGCACCAAAGTTACGGAACAATGCCAAGGCTTGAGCCAACTGACCAAATGAGTTAATTGGTGTCAGGCCGTCTCCATAAAAACGATAAGGAGCGGTAACGCAAAGCTCGGCAATATTTTCCTCGACAACTGAACCCAACTCTTCGATAGACGCTTTACCGAAACGCGCCATGTAATCTTCTAAGTTGAATATTAATTGTTGTGCAGTAACGTCAATACCAATGTTTTTGGATTGATCGACAGTTAATGTTTGAACGCGTTGCTCAACACCTTGGAAGTTAACAACCAAGCCGTTGTTCGCAATGAACCGTGGTGGTTTGTCAAACGTAATGGTGTCGCCTAAGTTGGCAGGATTAGCTTTTTGAAAGTCATTGTAACGTTTGTTTGCTGTAGCGATAAAGCAGAAACGGTTTTGCAAGAACGCCAAATCGGCTTTATTGTATGTTTGTACGTTCTGTAAAATATTATTTGGCAATGCCATGGCTCTTCTCCAAAAGAATGAACTTTCGGGTCAAGACATGGCACCAAGCTTCTAGCCCTTAAACATGGCCTTCAGGTCACGCATGGACAGATTACCCTGGCTACCAATATCTTGCCCGACCGGGGAAGATTGCATACGACCAAGGGGTGCTTTGACGCCCGCGGATTGCTCCTGGGCCTGCGCTTGCTGATTAGCCTTAATAGACTGACTTAGTTTGTTCATCATGTTCTGAGCGGCCTTAGGGTCTCTCTCGGACATGTAACTTAACTGCGCCAGCTTATTAGGGTTCTTAGCAATCTCATACATCACGGCCTGCGTGTTGTCGGTCTGATTAGCTAAGTACACAAGCTGTGGAAATGCCGCCGGGTTAAAGTCTGCCATTATCTCGTCGAAGTCATCAAAGCTTTCTTTACCTGATGCCATCTTGCCGTGATAATCTGCAGCCAATTTCTCAGCCTCTTTTTGCAACTGTTCTTGCGCCTGCGATTCTTGCTGATTCTGAAGTTGAGCCATCAGGTCATCATAAACCTGTTTTCGGAGAGCATCAGTATCGATTGCTTGCCCCTGACCACCCATTAATGGTTGCTGCGTCTTCAGCGATTCATTCTCGCGTCGTAAGTCATCAAGTTCTTGTTGCATGCTATCGCGTCCTTTTAGTTTTGCCTTTTTGACTAACTCGTTCACACGCGACACCGAAAGCATTTTCTCAGGAGGGGCTTCAACTGGAGACGAAACTTCTTCTGATACTTCTGGGCTTTCCAAATCAATTACACCTTCTTCTGTCATCTGTAATCTCACTGTTTAAGCCGTCGTGAACGTGATAGCCGGATGTGCTCGCATCCGTAGGATTTTCGCCGGGTTATGCTGCCCGTAAGCTTCGATCTAATTCTGATTACTATACTATCATATTGTTTCTAACGAACGATATTATTTTTTCTTCTTGCGAGACTTGCCTGCAACTGAGAGCGCAATAGCAATTGCCTGTTTAGGCTTGCGTCCTGTGCTCTCAAGTTCAGCAATGTTTTCGCCAACTGCTTTACGACTCTTGCCCTTTTTCAATGGCATGATAAATCCTTAGCTGTATTTCTTGTTGCAACAAGCAACCATTGAAGGCGCAAGCATGCCTTTTTTACTCATTTTCGCGCCTGCATCAGGACGATTAGCCGCCTCAACCATGGATGCGCTAGGACGACTTACGCGCTCGCCCGCCATTTTCTTCTCTGATGCTTTTGCCATGCTTTGTGCTGGTTTCATTTTGATTCTCCCTTGGGTTTTTTAGCTTCAACCATCTTAGCATGCTCATGCTCTTTGTGAGACATTTCATGCCCATGATGCATATCAATCGTGTTGTTATGATGCGCCGCCACACTAACAGCCATATCGACCGCAGTACGTGCGTTTTGCGCGTCTGTCTGCTCTTGTTTAAGAGCCAACTCAACATCCGCATTCTGGACCTTGCTCATCACCTCAAGGAATTTTATATCAAGTTCCTTGTTCTTAACAGCATCATCAGTGCTAATCTTCGTCAAGTCAACTTGCGCCTTCATCTCAGCTTCTTGTTGTTTCTGCGCCAACTTAGCCTGCTCTGTTTGCGCCTGAATCATAACCTTCTGTTGCTCACCTTGAACCTTGGCTTGCTCAATCTGCATTTGCATCTGCATCATTTGCGCGGGGTCTGGCTGATTCTTCTGGGCTTCCATCGCTTGTTGCTGAGCCTGCTTTTGCTGCTCCATGAACTGAGCCGCCATCGCTTTGATGTTGTCGATGCCACGAATATCAATGTTATCCAACAAGACCTCAAGCCCTTCAGTATTCATGAACTGCGCGAACTGCTCACTAGCGCCCATCAAGCTCACGATAGTCTTCAATGCAATCTGTTTTTGAACAGCAAAGTTAACGCCAGCTTCAACATTAACCTCAAGCGCATTCGTGTCGTAATCGAACTTCACGTTGCCCTGCTTGTTAACTTCGTAATACTCATGCTTGCCGTTAGGTAATGTAATCGGAATAGTGCGTGGTGTAACATAGTACTTCGGCAACAGTCCTAAATACCCCTCACCCAACCGATTCCAGCCTTCGATAAATCCCTTCGTGTAAGGCATTGCGGCGGCATTAGAATGCATCGCGCCCTGCATGATAGCCACACCTGATGTGTCATTGTCGTTGATTCCTTGCGCGGCGTCATACGAACCTAGAATGTTTTGGATCACATCATCAGCACTCAAAAACGCCTGCATAATTTCAGGAGGCATCGGAACACGCGCAACTTCACGTGGCGGATTAATTTGTTGTTGTGGGTCGTTATCTTTCCATTGATTGTACAGAAGAATCGTAGCTTTCTGTGGATTTGTGTACGCCAGTTGATAATCCGCATTGTCTGGGATAGCCTCAATGGGTGCCGTCCACTTGTGTTGAATCGTGGTTTCAATCTCATTACACCATGACTGACCAGCGAAGTTCTTCATCTTCTGGGCGTCACGTGTATGATAAACGTACGGACGGGTCATCTGCTCGACTGCGCCGCCGTTGGAGCTTTGGATGAGAACTGAGTTACCGTCGAAGAATACCAAGGGCAGGATATCAAAGCTCGTCGTCTCTTGCTCGAGAATCGTGTTCCCACACACCGTGTACTTCATGATTGTTTCAACGTCAGCTATTCGGGATTTCAATACAACCGGTGGCTGCTCAATGATTCCTTGCTCTTCCCACGTAGCCAGGAACTTGTTGTAACTACTCTCGGTGACTACATGGCCATTCGCCAACTTAACAATCTTGGTTTTTTTTATCTTCTTCTCGAAGTACTCACAGAACAGCATGATGTCTTCGCGTTGTGATTTGTAGCTCCAATTGAAGCCGTCTGTTTCGCGCGTAAATGACTCAGCTTTAACCACATCATTACCATACTTTTCTTTTGCCTCATCAGCTGTCTTCGGAAAGAGTTGGTAACAATAGCGTCCGTCTCCTTTGTGCGACTTACGAGCCAACGGGTCAAATCCGCACAAAGTGGGGTCAAATACGCGGTCAACGCAAATAACTTGATCAAAAGATTTTGAGTTCGCGTACTCGGTATAAAGCTCAGCCACTGAGAATCCGCCAGACAACAAATCTCTATATAACCGATAGCTCAGGCTGTCTTTGTCCTTGCCCATGAAAGAGGCCTTCATGTGGGCTTCTACGAGCTCGATAACGCGTGGGTCAGCTATTTGCACGCCTTCAGCTGCTCGCACACTAAATGCTGGGTCCATCTTGGAAAACTCACCACACAATCGACTGATGTACGCTTCAGTAATATTGAATTCCATCATCGGCTTTTGGATTTCCATTAACACAGACTTGTCAGCTGGCGACAGTGACGTCTTGAAGATAAACGTAATGTAATCGTGGAAACGCTGATAGTTTAATCGGAAATAATCATGGGACTGACGAACGTTTTCTTTGATTTTGTCTAACTTATCTTTGGTGTCGCCCTTAACGTATGCCATCGCGTTGTGTCCTTAACTGAGATTGCTTTCTCATCTGAGCCGCGAGAGCGGTCATGACCGAAGAGCTAGAACTTTCTTTGTTGCTTGTATGGTACAACGTTTTGTCAATTAGCGCTAAGCGTACGGCGTC